CTTCTTCCTTTGGAACGCAGTTAGGAACTTTGCGACCGTTCTTCATCTTCATACCAACTGCTGTGTAACCTGACCAGCAAGCATCCTTGAGTCCGCCTGTTGGTTCCTTTACTTTTTCTGACAGATCACTATCCATCTCAGCAGCCTTGCCGCCAGCAATAAATGAGTTGACACGATCAAACGCAATAGTTGATTCGCCGCTCTCGCTAAGACCACGAACATAAACTTCAGCAATAATGTTTGCATCAATGCCAGACATCTCGGACTTACGAAGAAGCGCATAAGCTTCTTTTGTCGTAACAATCTTCGTGCGTGCGCGCGAGTAGATAGCCGGATCTTGTGTTGTTAGATCAATCAGCTTGTCTAGTAGATCAGCGAGTTTCTTGCGCATCTCTGGTGATTGCAGAGCTTGCTTCTTGCTTGTGCGAAGCGCACGACGATACTTCTGTAGTTCTTCACCGTCAGCCAAGCCAAGACGAAGTAGTAGGTCTAGCTTCGCATTAGTTTTGCGTGGCTTATTAGGATCGTCGTTAGCGTCTTTATCTACGCCGCCAACAGATGCTTCAGCAATACGACGAGTTCCAGGCGGCTCATCTGAATCTTGAGGATATGGCGCGATTGTGCGAGTGCGACCAACGCCCATATAGAATTCTTTGAACGAACGACCACCAAGTGATACTTTCTTACCAACTTCTTTTGGTGCACCATGAAGGAGAACTTCTCGGAATGCCTTCAATGACTTACCAGCAGCGATTGTAAATAGCTGCTTTTCTTTTGGCATACGAATCGAATTGAACTTGTCGATTAGCTTGTTAGCATCGTTGACAGAAATCTTGTGCTTGCTTCCATCAGCAAATGCAACATCGTGATTGCCACGAGCAAGAACTGCTTTACGCATTTGGTAGATAATATTTGTATCGCCTGGATCTCCAGTCTCTGCTGAAGCACCACGACGAGCTTCGTCTACACCGCGAGCATAATGCATAAGCTTTCTATTCAAGTGTAGATGTGCTTGCTTAGGATTTGGTGCTGTACGATCATTGAGAGAAGGATCTGTATCAAGTGTATTGAGCTTTGTCGCATCAATGTTCAACGGAGAGTCGTGTGCAGCATCAGCCTTTGTCTTTTCCCAGTCAGCAACAGAGATGCCACGCTTTGCAGCTTGCAGCTTGTCTTGAGCAACATCTCTCGGCGATCCTTCTTTCTCTTTACCTAGCAGATGTGGGTTGCTGGTAAAGAGTTCGTTTATATTTTCTTTCTTCATGTCGCGGGCCTTTGCTACATTTTGCTGTGCTTTGCTGCGAATCTTTGGAAGAATGCGTTTTGAAAGAACGTCAATAGCTCTATTCAATCTATTACCAAAACGCTGAACAAGTGCAGTATCAACAGCGATACGTTGTGAACGAGATAGTGAATTGTAGTCGAGATTCTTCTTGCCTGTCGCGCGCTTGCGAAGAATCATAAGAGCTGCCTTGCGCGCACGAAGGCGCAGGCGCTGTTGCGCTGGCATTTGTTTTGATTTGATCTGACGCAGACGAGCAAGGCGCTTAGACATAGATTTCATACGCTGCGCAAGTTTCTGTCTTGCTGATATAGAAAGAATACGAGCTTCCTTTACATCTTCTTTGTCGTCGTCTTCTTCTTTATCTTCTTTGCCAATAAGAAGATCAAGCATCATTGCGTCTGCATCATCAAGATCAAGATCCGTAACATCAATCTTATCGATCATCTTTTTGATTTCATCGTCAGAAGGCAACTGAATAGCATCTTCTTCGCTGTTCTCAATTACGAACTCGATGAAACGATCATCATGGCTATAATCCATAACATCTTCTCCTAGTAGTACCTTACGAACAGCAAGGAACATTTGTTTTCTTGTTTGTGCTTTGAGAGTAGAGGGCGCGCCGCGCATGAACTCTGCGGCTTTGTTATCTGTTGCTAGAGCGCGCATTTTAGAAGCTGACATACCAGACACATCATCTGCGTCTGGATCGCGTTCGCCAGCTGACTTGACTTCGATCTTGTCAAACTTATACTCTTTGCCATTGTAAGCATTGAGCAACTTATTGAATTCAGGAACACGATCAGAGCCAGCAAACATAACAACGTGTGTGTATCCTTCTTTCTCCAGTGATTGAAGAATCTGGATTACGTTGCGTGCGTTCGACTTCTTCACGATAGCGCCAAACGCCTGTCGTGCGAAGCTAATCTTCTTATCGTATTGTAGGGGATCTTTCTTTCCAGTCGAATGGGAAAGATAAACACGAGGAGCAGCGCTAATTTTATGAGCATAAGCAACCAGCTTGTTGACAAGCAGCTGGTGTCCAGTCGTTGGGGGATTCATTCGCCCGAATGTAAATACGACGCTTTTCATTGTTCCTCGCGGGATTGCCTTAGCCTGACCGCATATGAGTAGAGAGCAGATTTGTCTGCTCTCTTATTTATAAAAAGTATTGACAAATTGATTTACGCATGGTATAATTTGATTGTTATCAACCGGTCAGATTACTTACCGCGTAGCTTGTCAATCCATCCTTTTACAATAGATGGCTGTGGTAGGAAGTTCCAACCAACAATAAGACCGAGTGCAAAACCGATAATGATATCCATGTTACCTCTCCCATCCCTTGATTACTTCTGTACTAAAGTTAGCCTGACTAAAGCCAAGTCTGTCAACCAGCTTGACCGCACCGCCAGATAGATGATCGACAGCAACATATCCTTCTGGGGCTGTAACCTTTAGTCCGGTTTGTGTACGAATAAAGGTACTAACAGTTGCTGACGTATTCATCTTAGCGATGATCATCTTCTTAGCCTCAACAACCACATTCATGAAATCAAAAATCTGCTTGAGTTGAACAAGCGGAGTTCTTGCGATTGGCGCAAAGACCTTTTGGAATTTATCCTTCTGAGCTTTCTTACCAGCGTCAGTTTTCTTCTTCGCAGCTTCCTTCATGTAATAATCATTTAGGTAATGAATAAGCCCCGCAACATGCGAAGTTGTATTTGCAATTGTTTGACCTGCACGGATCTTGCTGTTGTTATAAGCTTTGACGCGAATTAGTAGCTCGTCATCTGAGCTAATCAAGTTTAGAGCTTCGTGTGGAATGTGCTTGATAATTTGATCAGCCTGAGCAAGGATAGCGTTGAATGCTTTAGTTTCGGCTGCGGTGAATGTAGCAGTTCCGCTAACGTCTTTGTATGTTGCATCATCCATCCAAATCGTAGCAACTTTCTTTAGCTTGCTTACGATACCTTTAGCAAACGTAGCTTTCATTGACTCGAAGCTATTACCCTCGTAAGTTGTATGCCACACAACACCAATGCTTGCAGCTTTGATAGTTTTACCAAGCGAAGAATTTACAGGAACTGCATATACAATTGTATTTGGTTGAAACGTATAGAACTTGACATCATCAAGTGTTTCTACCTTGACATCACCCTTGGTAAACATTAGGTCACCTTGATAAACACCAGACTTGATACCGAGCTTTTTGAACTCGCGCAGCGCAATTGTAAACTTATCTGCAAGTTCACCACTCAGGTCTGCGTCAATGTCAGCCTGTGTCTTATAGACTTTAGGATTCTTATTGAAGATACCTTTTTTCGCAACAAAGAACTTGCCGTCGCGAGGATCAACACCAACAAAGATAGATGGAGCACCATCCCACTTGACTGTGGCAGACACTCGCGTCTTCGTATGACCAGCGAGCATATCGCGCGTTGCGTTCAGGAATCTAAAGATTTGCTGTGCGCCTTCAACACCATCATTGAGGATCAAGTCCTCAAGATGTTCCATGTGAAGGTTCTTTTCTTCAGTAATAAAGGTAGATAACTTTTTCATTATTTGAACGCCAATAGTATTGGATCTTTTTTCAATGCGGCTGCGTCAATAGTTGACTTGCTTCCTTTTTGAATAGGAGCTAGATTGTATGGAGATTTGCTAACACGACTAAATTCCATGGTCGTTACAAACTGATAGTCACCACCACCTTTTGATTGACAACGAACGCGAATTCTTGCTGAAGCATTTGATGAAAAATCAGGAAGTGGATCAAGACCATTCTTTTCTAAAATTTTATTTAGACCTAAAGTATCTTGTCCGTTTAGTGTAAACAATCCATGTGTTCCGACATTGATATAAGAACACTTCTTCTTGATATAGTATGCACAAATCATACTTGCAGGTATATCGATATGAACTTCATTTTCGCCGCCAAACTTTTTGATATCTGCCGCGTATGCTTTTCTTTTGTCCATGCTAGGTGGAATAAGAATTTTTTTGCCAGTAGCATCGTTTTGAAGGTGTGGAATCTTTCCTCTCCAATTTGCGCCTGCTGATCCGCTTGTATTCATATTCTTTAGTAGATCGTTTGCTTCTGCCATATCGTGGATAAACTCTTTTTCAATCTCACCTTTATAAGCACCATAGCTCCACTTACCGTTATGATATTTCATAACAAGAGAACCTGCAGCAGTTGGAGCATTTTTTAGCTCAACACCAGCCTTCTTTGTTCCTCTCTGAACTGTCAAATCTGGTTTGTCGTGAGAAGCTCCCGCTACACCGCCCGTAGAAATTTTGAATTTCTGCAGAGCAGTATATGCATTAGACTCGTATAAAAAACCTTCTTGAGCCATTAGCTTTGATACCTTGTGATGCGACCGTCCTCATGAATGAGAAACGCTTCGAAGTTTACTTCTGGAAACTCTTGCTTGAGTTCTAAAAACTTATCAAGATTTGCTTTTGCATCATCAAACATACGAGCAAAAGAATACTGACCAGCTTTCATCTGATCGCGTACGATCTGCTTCTTAGCTTCTGCACCTGGAGCTTTGATATTACCAGCACGGTAAACATGAACCTTGCTAATATCAAATCCATACTTCTTGAACGTATCGAGAAACAGATGCTTGTCATCAAGATCAGCGCGAGCCGTGCAGATAATGATACGCTTGTTAGGATGCGCACGAAAACGATTGATCATTTTCTTAGCTGTCTTGAATACAGTTTCAATTGGCTTTGCAGTCTTAGCAAATACCTCTGCTGAACGAAACTGTGCGAAGTCAAATTCTTCGCCTGGCTTTAGTTTGTATACATTGAATTCGGCGGGGGAAAGTTCGCCGACCTTCTTTCCCCCTTTAGTAACATAGACCTTCGTTGTCGTATGAAAAAGCGTATCGTCGATATCAAATACCGACAAACTTCCTGCTCCGACATTTTCGGCGATATATTCTTTGAATCCTAACATCTAGCCCTATTTATAAAAGCAAAAGGGGAGGCGCACCACACGCCTCCCCGACTCATGACAAAACAAGCACCTCCTTAGTCATGAGCCAACTGTTCGACAAGAAGTTTGGCATGACCTTTCTTTATCATATCCAAATATCTTGCAACACCTCTCGAAACGTCTAGATCAACACCCTTTATGAAGGGACCACGGTCGTTGATCCTAACGATGACTGATTTACCATTGCTGGGATTTGTTAGTCTAAGCCTCGTCCCAAACTTCAAGCTGCGATGAGCCGCAGTCATTCCTTCTGGATCGAATTTTTCTCCGTTTGCGGTTTTCTTACAACATTCATACCATGAGGCTTTTACTTGGTATGAACTGACGATGCGCGGCTGTTCTACATTAGAAATCGTACAGCCGCACAGAGTGATCGACATGATCACTGTAGCTGCGATTTTGCGCATTATTTATTTATAAACTGGGGCTCCCACTAGGATTCGAACCTAGGATCAAACCGTTATGAGCGGTTGGCTTTAGACCACTAAGCTATGAGAGCGAATTGTAGTGAGATACGAGAACATCATAACCGCCGCGCACTTCTTCGTTGACCAAAATATAAGGGACGGTTCTGACGTTTGGAAATTGTTCCATAAACTCGTCGCGGGTGATATCACGACCGATCTTTATCTCATTATATGATTCATTCTTATTTGTCAAAAGCTCTTTTGCTCTATCGCACCAAGGACAATTATCTTTACTATAGATCGTGATCACTTATAAATCTCTCCAGTCTTTTGTTTGAAATGATAACCATGCGCAATGCGCCACTCACGGAAGATTTCTTTTTCATCACGGCGCGCTTCAATTTCCCAAGGAAGATCCCAATATCTGACACGACCTTGCCCATCGACTTTGACGAGCTTGTTCTTCCATTTACAGTAATCAGCCTGAAGTGCTAAGTCTTTTAGATCGCCTGTAGCATATTGACGAATATGAACAATCTCATGCGAGAGAACACGCATCATTGTTCTGTCTGTAATGTAGTTACACAGTTCCATATCGAAGACACGAGGTTTGTGATTGTTGTCTTCCCACGTTACCGTGGCGTAGATAGGGGTATTCTTGAGGTCTTCTTCGAACCTAATGTTTAGGTCGATATTGTTGGCTAAACGGGTACCTAGAACGTATCCAAGCATCCATCTGGCAGCGCTTTTTACTAGCTTCTTTTTTCTATAGCTTCCGCCCTCAAGGGTAATATGGGCGGAGTTTTTTGCGTATTCCAAAGCCTCTGGGATCATGGCACCTCCCTTTATGCTTAGTGGACTATCATACTCCAAATGCTGTAGATTGTCAATAGACTTGCTATTTAGCCATTCAGTATTTGAAGTTGCTAAACTTGGATTTTGGCTTTGATCTTTCACGTTCTTCCATTCCAAACTTGGTGTTATCCATTACCGCTTCGGCGCGCTTTGTCTTGCCACCACGGCTATCATCAATTAGATCGTCTTGGGCAGATTCCTCGAGGTCAAATAGTCGCATCTTTACCCGATCGACCCCGACAAAGAAACGCTTGTTTTCGGACGGATCGCTGTAGCGGTTTTTGAGCTGCTTGACTAGAATTTGACCACGCTCGTCTGCGTCATCTGTGCGGACCAGTGCAATCATAAAGTCGGCAGTCGCAGGCAAACCGAACGACTCAGAGGTATCTTCAAGACCAGGATCGCTGTTAGAGTAACCAGAACGAGTTGTCTGAGTAGCTGACACGATAGGGAGATTACGTTCAACTGCAAGTCCACGAAGTTCTTCTGCGATAGACTTGATGTAGGTATAGCTGTTGACGTTTCCACCAGCTTTGATACGCGACGAGCAACAGATATTGAGATAGTCGATGTAGATAATATCGGGAACAAAGTTGCGCTTCAGATTCAACTCATTCAACACATGACGAATGTGACCGACGTGAGCAGAAGCAGTAGGATACTCTTTGATGATCAGCTTGCCTGTAGTCTTTGCTTTTAGTCGAGCGATCTTGCTCTCGAACAGATCACGCGGAAGCTGCTTGATATCTTCTGTAGCAATGTTCAACAGATTCGCGTCGATACGTTCTGCAATCTTTTCTTCAGCCATTTCCATGGTGATATACAGAACGTTCTTACCCATCGCAAGATTAGCTGCTGCGAAGTGACACATCGCGAGCGTCTTACCAACACCCGTGCCAGCGAGGATGATATTGAGTGACTTGCGAGATAAACCGCCACGAGTAACCTTGTTCATATACTCAAGATCAAATGGCAGCTTTTCTTCTACGCGATGATAGTAGTCATAGCGATCTTCATAGTCGTCGATGAAGTCGTGACCAATATGGCTGTCGAACGAAACACCAAGAGCTTCTGATAGAATCTCAGGAATAGAGTTCTTGGTTCTGTTATGATCTTTACCATCGAGGATAGCGATACTATCCATGACCGCATTGAATACAGCTCGCTCTTGACAGAACGATTCAGTTGACTCTAGAAGCCATGTTGGATCGCTAGGCTCTGGTTCGATGAGTTGTCGAACCAGTTCCATAGACTGCTTATGATCTTGTTCTGATAGATTTGAGCTTGACTCAATCTCAATACCAATTGCTTCGCGTGTTGGACGAGAATTATACTTTGTCATGAAGTCAGTAATTCGTCTGAATACAATACGCTCAGACGAATCACTAAAATACTCTTCTTTTAGAAATGGTAATGTTTTGCGGGCAAAATCTTCATTGTGAACCAGATTCTTTAGGATCGTCAGTTCGATCTTCATTCCCGATCTTTCCTACTTGTTTGAGCAAAATGTCATAAAGGATACCAGCGATAGTATCTTCAAAACGAGTCTTGATAGCTTCAGTCAGCATCTCTTCTGCTAAGAATGATTCTACCACATGATAATTGAAATTGAGTAGTGCGCCACCATCATCAGTTTCATCACCAACCTTTAGGTTTTCATAGTGATAGACCATACCTTCAAACTCGCCTTCTTCAATGCGAATACAGATAAAGTCTTTTACCTCAGGATGTTCAATATGATTGTAAGCTACTGCAACTGGATTGTCAATAGTCCGCTGTGACATGCTCATACCTCAAAATACCACTAACCCAATTTTCAGCTGCATCTTCTGCCATGTAGATAGAATGCCCAGGAAAGTATCTAAGTGAAACAACTTGTTCGTTTTGAATATACTCTACGCAATATGTATCTTTATCAAGATAGACTTTAGCTGACTTGATACTCTTATCATCATAATGTTCACTGATTAGTTTCATCTTCTTCCCCCATAATAGCGCCGTGTGCGATAGAATAGCGATTCTTGATGTAGTCTGCAAAGTCTGTAGTCTTGAAGATATCTTTCCACAACTCACCGTTGTCGACGATATCAGCTGCTCTCATGTTTGGAGCAATAACTTCGCCGGTCTCTCTATTGACGCGAGCGTACCAACCTACCTTAGGTTTAGCAATATAATTACCATCAATAGCGATATCCAGTAGACCGCTCCACCTATTGATACCTCCTTCATAGTTGATAGTAATAGGGATCTTGGACTTTTCTTTGACATAGCGTGACTTCTCCACGTTGATAACAAAGTGATAGCCTTGAATACCGTCAGAGTCTTTATCTTGCTGACGACCAAGAATCCAGATATTGTCTGAGCCATAATAAGAACCAGTGCCACCACCAACGATATCTTTTGGATAGAGACCAATTTCTTTATAGGTATGGTTGACCACAACCATAGGAATATCTTTGAGAGTAAGATACGGAGTAATCATACGAAACAAAGACTTGAGCTGCTTCGCACGAGACATATCCGCAACAGACTTCTCGTTGAGAGCATCTTCAACTTCTTTCTTCGAAGCAAGATTGCCAATAGAATCGATGACAATCATGACACGATCACCCCGCTCAAGACCAGTCAGCTGTTTCATAATGTCAAACTTTAGCTGCTCTACATCCATCACTGGTGTATGAACAACCGAATCAAACGGAATACCAAATGTGTTGAAGTATGCCTGCGGTGTACCAAACTCTGAATCGTAGAAAAGAATTACGCCATCAGAATACTTCTTGAGGAATGCTGATGCCATAAGCAATGCGAAGCCAGTCTTGAAGTGCTTCGATGGACCAGCAAGCATTGTAATGCCAGGAACTAGACCACCATCTATTGAACCAGACAACGCAACGTTGATCATTGGTACAGATGTTGGAATAACATCTTTCTTGGTAAAGATTTTGGAATCTTCTAGTGTAGCCGTAAATGCGATTGTTGAATTCTTGATAAGTTTTTCCTTGAGAGACATTTCTCACCTCCAATCATAATAGTAACAGAATAGCCACAAATTGTCAAGACTTCTTTTCTAGGACAACAGGTTCCCATAGATCGCCGTCTGTCGCGATTGCATCAATTCTATCGACATCCATTTTTAGATTTCTACTGGCTGCGATAATCATCAATACAGCCAATGGATCAACGACGAGAACAAGCAACAGAATCATTGCGCGAATAGCTGCTTCGAGATCACGTTCGTTACCTTCGCCGTAGATCATTTCAGCCACATATCGAATAGGACCAACTTCTAACTTGATTGCACGAGTAGCAGCCATAAGTGGCGCTTTCTCGTCTAGCAGCTTGTCAATATTTACTTGGGCATCTTTTATCTCAGCTGCAATCATATCGCGCTCTTTCTTTTGCTGAGTGCGAACTTGCATAGCTGTTTGGGCACGATTGTTACGATCAATAATCGCATCGATAGCCTTATCCATTTGTGCTAGTTGTTGCTCTCCGCGCGTGATACGCCCGCGCTCGCGCGCGAGAGAGCCGTCGATGCGTTCTATCTTAGCAGCTACATCACCAGCAGGAGAAGTTTGTTCAAGGTGTGCTTTAGATAAGAAGCCAAAAATGCCCATGCTTGTAATAAGCATAAGAACTAACAATGCGATTGTAAAGTAGGTCTTGAGTAGAAATGGAACGTATTTCCAATTTCTGTATAACCAAGAAGCTAGAACAATTTTACCAAACTCTAGTGTTCCGCCGAGAATCACAACAGCCCAGTAAGCTCCAGCGAAGATAGCTGTGAGACCTGTAACTGAATACCAAGCTGCGACGACGGAGAGTGCGATCCCCGTCATCATAATTAGAATTCTATCTAGATTTAGAACCATGTTTCTTTAGAAGCATTTTCGATGCTTCAACCCATAGACGGACAGAAAGAAGTGGTGAATTAGCATCTTGCGTTTCCACTACCCACTCAGCCACTTCCAGATCGTGTCCGTGCCACGTTAGGAAAATATGATAGTTATCTTCTGTTACTTCAAACATTTATCTTTGATGCTTTCTTGCGTCCGATGGTTTCGTTGACACGAGCGCGGACGTGAGCGTTTTCCCAGGTCCAGCACTCACCTGTATCATCCTGAAAGCAAACCCACATCAAGTCATTTTCCATACCGTAGTCGATAATGAAGTGAGCTACCGCTCTTCCCTTCGGAGTCATGAGGGGAATAGGCGGATTCAATTGTGTCATTGGACTAGTCATCACAAACCTCTTGTAGTTTTCAATACTTTTTCCAACATCTCTTGACACTTGTCTTTACGATTAGGCCAGTAGATGTAAGCCTTGTCGGAAGTCTTGATTAGATTATTCAGTAGCGGAACAATCATACTTTCCAATACTTTGATCTTTTCTTGTAGCTCTTCCTCTTTTTCGGTAAGAGCTTGATCTTTTGCATTTAGCTCTTGTAGAACGTCGTGCTTGATCTCATGCTCATCGACTCCAGTAAAACCAAAGTCATAGCCAAGATACTCTTGTGGAATTTTGACACTCATGCAAAGAAGCCCTCTAGATTTGATGTTGATGTATTTGTCCAATCGCGACATACATCCATAATACGAATTCTATTTTTGAAGTTTAGCGTTTTATTAGTAAGAACTTTTTCTTCAAACAGCTTGTCAATACCAGAACCAAGCTGTAGATTGATATGCTTCTTGACACCACCAACTTGTTTGAATTCTGGAAACGCTTCGACTACATGATGCTTTTGAAATGGTTGATTGAGTTGATACCAATCCATTGTATAAAAGTAATCCGAAACCTCTTGTGTCAAATACGGTGTTATAAACTTCTTATTGTGCTCGTCTGCAATTCTCTTGTGCCAGTTGTATCCAGCACGACTATAATCTTTGAAGTATGCATCACGAAACTCGTCAAACTTACTCTTTGGTGACTTGAAGTGTAGATGTGCTCTTTTCGAAACACCATAGTAACCATCTGCAGCCCATCCACTCAATACTTCGTCAAACTCGATTTGCGGATACACAAATAGAAACGGATAGCAACATTCAAAGTGTGTCTTCTTTATACAATGATACTTTCTAGCCAACTCTACAAACGAATCTTCGACCGTCTTACTATCTGTAGGGACTTCGACAACCTTGCAATCCCAGCCCATTGTATCCGCAATGTGTACTGCCTTCTGGGAATCGTAAGTCGGTTGATCCTTCAAGTGAAAAGTATAAGCTGTAATCTTCTTGCCTAATCGATGAGCAGCAAAAGCAACAGAGACGCTATCTACACCGCCAGACAAAAGAACAGCAACTTCTTTATTAGTAGATGCTCGGTCAAGAGCATCAATCAACAGTTTATCAATCACGAAAAGAAATCCTCTAGTGTACTCTGCTTTTCTGCATGCCAACCAATGTTTTGCAGAATAGAATTGAGCGGAGACATGAACGCTTTTTCAAATTGAATATCGTAGTCGATATACTCTTCCAGTCTAAACTCGGAAGGAAGAGCAGAGAAAGCGCAAATTACGTTATCACGAACTGGATTAGGCATCTTGAGATAAGAGAACCTAATCTTCTCTCCGTCTTTGATTAGCTCATACTTCTTGGTAAGATTGTTCTTCTTTACCAAATTGTTATAGAGCAATGCACCACGAACATGAATCGGAATGCTCTTTGTTTCGTTTTTGTATTTAGTTAGGTCTTGGACTGATCGCGGAAAAGCAACTTCCTCGAAGCTAAGAGAACAGAACTTTGTTTTGAACTCGGCGATAAATTTGTGCAGTTCTTCTTCTGGTTGAGTCATAATGATACTGAGAGCATCGATAATTGCTTTACGGCAAACGGCAGGAGTTGATGACTTGACCGCTTCGATGCCCATGATCTTTAGCTTCGGCTTGGCATAGCGCACACCTTCAGAATCATGAACATTGAGAATGTATCGCTTCTTCGCAGTCCAGATACCACGATCAGCGATGACTTCTCGCTTCATGTTCATCTTTTGCGCGAATGCGCCCATCCGAATAGCAAGATCCGAATAGATACGATCAATAACTGGTTCAATTTTCTGAGAAGCGACCTTGTCCAAAAAGTTGACGATCTTTTGCTTATCTTCTTCAGAATAAGAATGCTGATCTCCTCGTACCTCAAACACTTGACGTACCAACTTATCAAAGCAGATGTACAGCGAGTCCGTATCGGCAGCAATGACATAATCATAGTCCTTGGTCTTGAGTAGCTTATTCAAATACTTATTCATTTCGTTTTCAGCCCAACGAATAGAAAGCTGACCACCGAGAGTGATAGCCGTCGCTTGATTGATATCGAAGAAACGAAAGTGTGGATTACCAATCGCGCCGTAAGCTGAGTTCAACTGAACCTTTTTAGCAAGCTGCATATTCTTATATCGTGAGATATCTTTCGCTGCTTGTTTAGACTTTGTGGCTTCGTATTCCTTCTGTGCTGCAATCATCTTATCTTTATAGACGACACGATCATTATACATTCGCTCCATGATCTCAGGCAAGAAGCCCTGACGAGCTTTGCTGAAGAAGCAGCCGTTTGCAGCTAGACCATATCCATCTGGAACTTCTGGAAAGATACCGTCGAGCAGTTCATCAACAGTAGTCTCGACCTTGATAGTTTGCCCACGATTATCTCGAAGCATTGTCTCGGGTGAGATGTTATACTGCATGATGAGATGCGGATACAGAGAGTTCAAATCGAACGACATAACCCAATCGTAGCCACCGGGCTTTGGTTCTTTGACGTGTGCGCCAACATACTGTTCGTCTTTCTTGTTATCGTAAGATTGAGGAACAGCGATCTTTTGTTTGAATAGATGATTGTGAATGATTGTATCCCACATGCGAACCTGCGTGAATACATCCATCAAACTAACCTTCGCGTCGTACGCGAGCGCGAGAGCCA